GCCTTTTGCATTTCAAGTCGCCGTTCATCTGTCAAAGTCCTTTCATTCTCATTTGACATTACACCTGCAGGCCCACCATTTTGAAACATTGCTAAACCACCGTCCAAGCCTTCGTTATTCTTTTTTAAAGTTCTGAGTAGTGGCTCGAGTGGTGACATTCCATATAAAGACGGACCGTTATTAATTACTTTAGGGTTCCATTCCTTTTGATGGCAAATTTTAACCTTTTCTATTTCTGAATAGCTATTCCACCCCCACTGAACTTTATATCCTCGAACGGGCTCCGTCCATCCACCGGAAACAATTTGCATTATTTGGGCCGGTGTATTTGTCAACTGTGCAAAAAAATCCTCGTCGTAACCTTCAGGGGTCAAACCGTAAACGTATGAATTGCCCGTCAATTTCTTAAAGCCAATCTTTTCAAACATGAAATCAGTTATTCCCTGGTTTGGGTTTGGTTTCTTTAGTAAGTCGGCCAATCCTCCTTTTTCAACTTTCTCAAGGGCTTTGAATCGTAGGCCCCTGGCAACCTCCTGATTTCCTAAATCCTTTTGCCTTAAATACTCTGAGTGGGCTTTTTTGTCTTTTACTATAAAAACATTCCAGGGCACCTGAGATATATTTCGTGCTAAGAAATTAATAACGGTGTAAACGTGGGGATTAAAAGTATATCCTTTGTCAATGAATGATTGAACATTTACATCGTAGTAAACGGCCTGATTAGCCATTAACATTTGATAGAGGATTCTATTTAACTGGCTTTGGTTTGAATCGTTTTCAGATATTATAACGGGTGTTTGCTTGGCCTTTTCTACCAGTTCATTCTTAGAATTGTCTTTTACGATTTTAAAACCAAACATTGAATTAATTTTTAACAAAGGTATAATTAAATTTAATATTAAAAATTTACCTTATACCTGTTAAAATTGATGGAGGGGTTTCTATGTTGTGATTAGTGGGTTTCCAAAGATGAAGGCAATATTTATGATTGTTTACATATTCTGATTTAGGAGGGTGAAACTGAACAACTGTTTCGTCATCACCCCAAAACGTTTCCTTTATTTGGCACATTTCATCCCACGTTGGGCAACGTTTAGTTTTACTGGTTTTGTGGTCAACATGAACGCTTATATGCTCCCACCCCTCACCATCGGAAATAATACAAACGGCAATCATATTATCATTTCCATTTATTGGAATGGTAAAAACTCCATTGTTGCCATAACTTTCATCACTACCCATTTTATGAGGTAACTTTAATCTGAATTTTTCGGGTGCTTTTATCATATTTGATTATTTTTATTAGTAATCTCTAAAATTGAATCCAATCCCTCCATTATTCTTTGATGGGCTGTTGAATTTCTGAATGAGGCAACGGATTTGTAACCAAAACACTTTGCAATTACCTTATGGGATAGCTTACTTTCTTTAATATTTAGGTATTTCATACTGCGAATTTATGCAATTAATACCAACCATCGCTATCATAAACACTTTTTTTAGGTGGTTTTACCTAACCCAAATCCAAAAGTAACAGTTTCACCCAATAATTCAGTAAATCCATAACGTGCCGCATCAATTGCGTGGTCAAACATCTTTATAGGCTCGTTGGTAGTGGTTCCGTCCTTATTAACTTTCCAAGCGTACCGTTCAAACTCTTTCTTTGCATTGGTGGAATCCTGGGTTAAGTTGATTCGATAGGACTTCATTAAAGAAATACCATAATTAACGGACGGGTTATTGTCAGAACCTTTCCGGGTCTTTTGGATATTATACCCTTTGAAATATAGCCAGTCCCTTGTCTTTGGCTCGTTGCTGTCACAAATGATAAGTTTATTGGTTGGTATGTCCAAAGATTTAAGCCAGTTCAATATATCTTCATTCTGCAGGCCACGTTCATACATCAGCTCTTCAATGTATAATTCACCTCCAAATAGCCCACACCTTACCAAAGTTGTATAACTATTGGAATAGCCAAAGTCCATGCCGTAAACCCAATTATTGCAGTCTTTCGGGAACTCTTCGCACATTCGCCAATTATGGAATACAAGGCCGGTAACCTTTCCCGTTAAGCCTCTGGCATATACTTTGAATGTTTCAGGGTCTTCAATGTTTTCTATTTCGTTGTGCATTTCCTTTGAGATGAAAGTATTATTACGGTGGTCTGAAATAATTAATTTCACATCCTTTCTTAATAAAACCTTGTCATGCACCCAAAATCTTGCACTTGGATTGTAGTCGATATATGTTTGTTGGCTGGTCCTGATAAATAGCTGCCAGAAAATCTCATAGTTTATCCCGTTGGCTTCATTGATAAATAAATAATCCCTTTTACCTGACCGGGCATCCTGTTCTGATTCATAAGATACAAACTCCACCATAGAACCGTTTTCAAAAGAAAGTATCCTATCTGAAATATGATATGCAGTTTGGAAGTTGCCACCCTTTAAATACTGATGTACTGGTATGTTTTCCGAAATAATCCTTTTAAGGTCACGAATGGCACCTTTTTTTAGATTTGGTATATTTTCCCCTACTACTGTTACAAAAGATTCAGGTCTGCAAATAGCTTTTAAAATAAGGCATTCTAAAATAGAGTAGGTTTTACCGGACCATGTACCGCCCTGGTCAACTGTTATTTTTGCAGTTGAATTAAAATTCTCATATAGAAGTTCTGAAAATGGAAACACATTACAAAATTACATCCTTTTCGTCTGATGGTAGGGGTTTATAGTTTTCGGGGGCTGTGATTAACACACTAACCGGGGCTATAGGTTTGCCTCCGCTTGTTTGGTCTGTTTTATCAACAAGCCCTAATTTACGGGCTATTATGTTAGGATTGTAAGCCCCAACCGTTGCACCTTCAAACTGTTGGGATTCGATAATTTTTCGTACACGTGTCGTGATTTCAAAAAAGTCTTTATAACTTTCTTCGTTACTTTCATAATTAAGGAAGGTTTGAAAACTAATATCTGCGAATAAGCAGAAGCCTTCAATACTCATTGGGCTGGTAGTTGGAATATCAATTAATGTTCCGGCTTTGTCCCCTGATTTGATAGCTTCTTTTTTGTTCCATGTTCTACTTTCAGACCATTCAAAATATTTGATAGCTTCTAACCAAAAGTTTTCAGGGGTGTATTTGTGGCTTCGCCCGTGCTTACCTGCAAAATCCCAATATTTATTTCCCTTTGGAGCTCCCATGCTTTTCTGATATTAACATTGAGGCAAAGTTAGTTAAATTGAGCTTACATTTCTTTTTTTAGTGGATTTAGCAGCCTGCCTTTTGATGGCCAACAATTCCTAACCCATTCTCAACATATTTGCACAAGTCACATTGCTTATCGCATTGCTGTTTATCATCTAAACAGGGAAACGCTTTTATAACGGGTTCTTTAGCTTTATTTTTCATGTTGTAAATTCAAATATAAAATAACCGATTTGCAAACCTTCGATTTTAGTAACTATGTTTAGTACGTTTACCGTTATTGAATCGGTGATGGTCATATACTTTCCTGAATTGTCTTTTGCCTTGGACTTCTTAAAAAAAGTTACCGTGTCTCCAATATCAATTTTAAATGAGTTGTGGCATACGTGGAAATGCAACCTACACTGGTTTATTTTCTCAAAGGTGATTTTGTCTAATAGTATTTCGGTCATTGGACGATTAATTTTTGTTTTCTCAGGGTTTTTATTTCTTTGAATTTATGGTAAGCGTCTGACAAAGGTTGTGTTTGTCCTAATCCTTTACACCAATAATCATTTCTTAACATCACTTTGCACATTCTTCGCCACGAAGGAACCCAACACTTAGATTCAAGGTCTTCAGGGGCTTCGTCCGGTATTTTTAAATATCCTCTATCTTGCCAGCCTTTTATAAATTTCTTAAACCTTTCTCTGTAATGATTACTTGTTTTTTTAGGCATTGTAGATAAAAGAAGATTGCAGAATGTTTGCCAGGTGTGGCCTTCGGGTTTACTTATTTTATTGTAGCCTGAAATATTCCCATTCTCTTGTACATATAAGGCTCCGCTATTTACACCGTTTACCCTTGAAATTAACTTATA